ATACGGCATTCAGTAAAAAAGAAACTGCCGATTACTCAGCTATTACTACTTGGGGAATATTCACGCCTCACGAATCAGGGCCTGATGCTATTATGTTAATTGATGCCATAAAAGGTAAATATGACTTTCCAGAATTAAAAATGGTGGCTCTAGATCAATACAAGTATTGGCAACCAGAAACAGTTATCATTGAAGCGAAAGCAAGTGGGCAAAGTTTATTACAAGAATTTAGAAGAATGGGAATTCCAGTTATGGATTACACACCGGGAAGAGGACAAGATAAACATTCGAGAGTGAATGCTTGTGCTCCAATATTTGAATCTGAACAAGTTTGGTATCCAAGAGACGAACATTTTGCTCAAGAAGTGATTGAAGAGTGTGCAGCGTTTCCTCATGGAGAACATGACGATTATGTGGACAGCACCACTCAAGCTATGTTAAGATATCGGCAAGGTTCGTTTATAACAACTTATTCTGACGAGGATGAGGTTGAAAGTTATAGACAGAGAAAATACGTATATTATTAGGAGATTAGACATGTCAAAAAGAAGAAGAGCACTAGCTAAAGCTTTAATAGCTGGAACAGCATTATACGGTTTAACAAGACCATCAATGATGGGTGGAACAGAAACTGTATCAGATGCACAAAAAAAGACACAAGTAAGAAAACAAAAATCACCAACAAGAGCAATTGATACTGGTGCAACAACCATGGTTGGAGGCAAAGTAAAAACTACTGTTGATCAAGATGCATTACCAAGAGAGATTAAAGAGAAAGCAGCTAAAGTAAGAGCAGCCAATGAGAAAATGAAAAAGAAAGTTATCAAAAGAAGAGATGAAGGTAAGCTTTCACCTACAATGCCTAAAAGAGAAAATCAATTAAGTTCTGATTTTGGTTTGGATCCTTTCGCAGCTAAGACTGGTAAAATGGTTAAAGCTAGAGGTGGTGGAATGGCTATACAAGGGATGAAACCTACTAAATTATATTAATGGCTGAAATCGAAAAAGCAATTGGTGAGGAGATAATAACTCCTGAGACTGAGGAAGTTGATGTTGAAGTAGAATCTGAAACAGAAACAACTGCAGATGTAATGTCTGCTGTTGAAAATATAGCAGATGCATTTTACAAAAACTTAGCAGAGGATATGTCTGATGAAGTTCTTCAGAGAATGTCTAATCAATTACTTGACGATTATAAAAAAGATAGAGTTTCAAGAAAAGATTGGGAAACAAGTTATACAAATAATTTAGATTTACTTGGAATTAAGCACACAGAGATGACAAGACCGTTTAAAGGGTCGGCATCCGTGACTCATCCATTATTATCCGAAGCCGTTACACAATTTCAAGCACAAGCGTATAAAGAATTATTACCATCGTCTGGTCCAGTCAGAACAAGAGTTCTAGGGATGGAAGATGATGAGAAAGTTAATCAAGCGCAGCGTGTTCAAGATTTTATGAACTACATGATTACTGAGGAGATGGAAGAATATACTCCAGAGTTTGATCAATTATTATTTTATTTAGCACTTGCTGGTTCTGCATTTAAAAAAGTTTACTACGATGAAGTAATGCAAAGAGCAGTATCTAAATTTATACCAGCTGAAGATTTAGTGGTTCCATACTATGCAACTGATTTGATGGATTGTGAAAGAATTACTCACGTAATTAAAATGGGTGAGAATGAAATTCTAAAAAAACAACAGGCTGGTTTTTATAGAGATGTAGAACTTAAACCCACATCTACTGGACCAAGTGATATCGAGAAAAAATATCAAGAGCTAGAAGGAATTACACCTGGAGGAGATAAACAATATTCTTTTTCTATTTTAGAAATGCATGTTGATTGCAATTTAGAAGAGTTTGAAATGCAGGATGCAGACAAACAAGTTAAAGTTCCTTACATCGTAACAATCGATGAAGGCTCTGGACAAATTTTATCTATCTATAGAAACTACGATTTAAATGATGAACTAAAAAAACGTAAAGAATATTTTGTTCACTTCAAATTTTTACCAGGTTTGGGTTTTTATGGCTTTGGTTTGACTCACATGATTGGTGGATTAAGCAGAACAGCTACACAATCTCTAAGACAATTACTTGATGCTGGAACATTATCTAACTTACCAGCTGGATTTAAGTCTAGAGGTATAAGAATTCGTGACGATGACCAACCGTTTCAACCGGGAGAGTTCAGAGATGTGGATGCACCGGGAGGAAATATCAAAGATCAGTTCCAAATTTTACCATTTAAGGAACCATCAGCTACACTTTATCAGTTAATGGGCTTTGTTGTACAAGCTGGACAGAAATTTGCAGCGATTACAAACATGGATACAGGCAATGACATGCAAAATAGAGCTGTTGGTACGACTGTTTCACTCTTGGAACGTGGATCTAGGGTCATGAGTGCTATTCATAAGCGATGTTACTACTCAATGAGACGTGAATTTAGGTTATTGTCTAAAGTTTTTGCTACATATTTACCACCATTGTACCCATATTCAGTATATGGAGCAGATCAAGCAGTAAAACAAACTGATTTTGACGATAGAGTTGATGTAATTCCTGTTGCCGACCCAAATATCATGAGTATGGCGCAAAGAGTTACCCTTGCAAACGAAAATTTAAAGATTGCGATGTCTAATCCGATGATGCACAACTTGAGAGAGGCATATCGAAGAGTATATGAAGCATTAGGGACTCAAGATATAGATCAAATACTTAAACCACTAGAAAAACCTATTCCAAAAGATCCTGCAACTGAAAATATGGAAGTATTAGCTATGAAACCACTAAAAGCTTTTGCAGATCAAGATCATGATGCTCATATCAATGCACATAGAGCTTTTATGTCGACTAGAATGGTGCAAATTAATCCACAAGTCTACACAGCTCTTCAAGCTCACATTTCAGAGCACGTTTCACTCAAGGCTCAAGGAGAAGTAGGTGCAGCAATAGCGAATGATCCTATTATGCAAGGTAGATTACAATCAGATCCACAAGGAGCACAAATAGAAATAAATGCAATGATAGCAAATAGAGTTTCACAATTAACAATCGAGCTAGCACAATCAGAAGCGATGGGTCAAAAACAAGATCCACTTGTAATGTTGAAACAAAGAGAGTTAGATTTAAGAGCTATGGATATGCAACGAAGAGCTGATGAGGCAATGATGAATATGGATATAAAAGAAAATCAAATTGAAGAACAATTAGATATTGAGAAAATGAAATTAGAAAATAATGAAGATCAAGCTGCAGAGAGAATTAGAATTGCAGAAGAAAAAATTGAACTTGCAAGGAGTAAGAAAAAATAATGCCACTTACAGATAAAGGTAAAAAAATTATGTCGGCCATGAAGAAGCAGTATGGTAAAGATGCTGAAAGTGTTTTTTATGCTTCTAAAAATAAAGGTAAGATTAAAGGTGTAGATGTAATGAAAGCATTTAAAGGGGCACAAGCGGATACAAAAAAAGGTAAAGCAATGTCTCCTGGAACGACTGTTAGTGGAGGTGTTAGAGGAAGAAATCCAATGGCTCAGTTTGAAGGACCAAAAAGATCTTACTCTCAAGAACAAAGACAAACACTTGCTAAACAAAGAAAAGATTTACAATATTTAATAACACCAAGCAGAAGCCCAAAAAATAGAGCTATTGCTCTGGCAGCTGGTTTAGTAATACCAGGAGGAGGATTCTTATATAAAAAAGCTATTGATCAAAATACAATTTTTGCACCAAAGAGTAAAAGAAAAACAAACATGATGGCAAAAAGAAATAACGATGGTCAACAAGAAATTATGCCAAAAATAGTTGAACCAGTTAAAGCGACTCAACCTATTGATCCTTTATTAATAAAACCAAAAAATAAATTTTTCGATTTTGTTGCTTATAATTCTGGTGGTGTTTCAAGTGGGCCTCCTCCGAAAAGAGGGCCTAACCCACAAGTGCCTCCAGTAAAAATGAATAAAGGTAAAATGAGTAAAATGTCGTGTCCTCATAGACCAGATGGTATTAGAGGTATGGGTGCAGCAATAAAAGGTTCAAAATTTATAGGAGTTAAATAATGTGGTTCTCAGCACTTAAATTAGGATTAAATGCAGCTACGCATATCTACAAAAAGAAACAAGAAACAAAAATGAAAATGGCAGATGCACAATTAATGCATGCCGATAAGATGGCTCGCGGGGAAAGTGAGTACCAAGGAAAATTGTTAGAGGCTCGTCAATCAGATTATAAGGACGAATTTATTTTGATAATTTTGTCTGCACCCGTGTTGGTGCTTGCTTGGGCAGTGATGAGTGATGATCCGACTGCAATGGAAAAAGTAAAATTGTTCTTCGAATATTTTTCAACGCTTCCGTCCTGGTTCACAAATTTGTGGATCCTTGTCGTGGCCAGCGTTTATGGAATTAAGGGAACACAAATATTTAAGGGGAAAAAATGATTTGGAATTGGATAAAAAATTTGTTTAAAACTCAACAAGATCCTCATATAGAGATGTATGAAAGAGATGAATATACAGTTGAGCAACTACAAAAAATGACTAAGGGTGATCTAAAAAAACTTAGAGCTCAAGGTAAAATAAAAAGTATTGCACATCCTTTTTATTAGTTTATAAGAGTCTCATGATCCGAGGCGATAGTTCAGAATACGATTTATTAAAAAAGTGGTGTGAGACTTTACCATTTTTCGAAGAACCAAAATCAGTTACAACATTGGAGATAGGAATTCGTGAAGGTTTGGGCTCCCAAGTAATAATGAATGGGATAAAAGCTAGAATAGGTCATAAGCCTTACGAACATATTGGTGTTGATCCTTATAATAATCTTAAATACCAACATTACGATGATTCTCCAGAATATACTGCAGATTACACTGAAGAAATGAAAACTCAAATGATGAAAGATTTTGGTAAAGAAAAGAATTTTACTTTTTACCATATGACAGACATTCAATACATGAACTTTTTTTGTAATAGTAAAAAAATTTATGATCTTGTTCATTTTGATGGTCCACATATGACTAAAGATGTATTTAGAGAAGCTGTTTGGTTTGCAGATAGATCTAGAAAAGGAACAAGGTTTATATTTGATGATTATAAAAAATTTAAAATGGAAGACGTTGCAAAAATGTTAGACTATTGGAATTTTAAAATTATTCAGTCTGGTGAAAATAAAATTTGTTTACAGAGAATGTAATGCTAGATCCTCATACCAAAGAACAAATTGAAAATGTTGCAAAAAGACAAATTAAGAATGTCAAAGACCATATCTGCTATGGGGTTGAAACGGAATCTCAGTTAATGTATGCTAGGGGTAGACTCAGCGCCTTAGAAACGCTGCTTCAGGATATTAAAAACCTGCACAAGGAGGATAACGATGGTACAATTGATAAAACCTAAACTTACAGATTTCAATAAGAAAGAAAATAAGGAAGAGGTCAAATCACAGATTCCAACAGATCCAGAAGGCATCAAAAAATATCTTGAAATCATACCAAACCCTGTAGGATACCGTATGCTTGTGAGACCATGGTCTGGCCAAGCAAAAACAAAAGGCGGTGTTATCTTAGCAGATGAAACTCAAGACAAAATTCAAATGACTACTGTTGTTGGACTTGTTGTAAAAATGGGTGACCTTTGTTAT